TACCAACGTATCTATGACATTACCCTTATAGGTATAGCCATGTAGCTTTTCTATCACACGCAAGTCATAGTCACTTATGTTATGGCCTATCAATGTGTTGGCCTTATCCATAAAAGCTATAGCTTCTTGCGCCTGTGTTGGGTCAAAGGTGTGTACCTCATCTGTGTTAATCTCTCTGAATACATGACACCATACCTGTGTTACATCATCAAGTAAGTGGTCAGCTTCAATGTCCCATATATAATCCATGCTCTGTCTCCGCAGTAGCTATTAAAATTCTATGTTCTCTTCTTCCTCTTCAAAGAAAGTCTCAACCATACGGCCTGTGTCTTTCTGATATTCAAGGCAGCAACATAGTCCTGTCTCGCCAGACCATCTGTTCTTTAGAACTCTGACCTGACTAATGTGTGGGTTATCCTTGTCTTGCTGGTTCCTCTCCAATCCAATTACAATATCACTCAATTGTCCAATGGCTGCACTACCACGTAGTTGTGCCATGCTAGTCTGTGCGCCATCCTCATGACCACGATCACCAGACGGACGCTTGAGATGTGAGATCAATATCATACCACAATTTAGTTCCTCAACCAAGGCTCTAAGTCTGGTCATGGTATTGTCAATCAATCGTCTTTCATCCCCACCTTCCAATCCAGATACAACAATGCTGATATGGTCAAGCACAATATAGTCACAGTCACATCCCCTAACCAAGTACCGTATTTTAGATAAGAGATTGTCTGAATCAGTAGAACCCCAATGGTCGTACAGATATACCCTGCCACTGCCAACTGTGCTATCAAACGCATGTCGTAGTTCCTCTTCTGGAATGTCGTTGCCTCGTAAGTGGAGAGGCTTGTTAAGTTCAATGGACATAAGACCAAGAGCAGTACGCTTTATGTTCTCCTCTAGTGCTATGTATCCGATAGTCTCCCCATGTTTGATAAAGTTGTGAGCCAACTCTCTCGCAAGCTGTGACTTACCTATACCACTACCAGCAGTAATGGTTACAACCTCACCCTTACGGCATCCCCCTGTCTTTTCTTGCAGGCCTACGTATGGGTAAGTGATGGATGACTTGTCATCATTCTTAATCACCAAGTCCCACACCTCAGTACCGGCAACGATACCATCAGGTCTGAAGGTCTTTGCGTTCCACACACAATCAATTAGTTCCTTGATACGTCCAGCTACTAACATCTCGTTAGCATCCTTCATTGGCAGGGAAGCTATCTTGCATTTGTTTGGTGGCAATACAGATGCACACTCTTTAGCTGCTCTCTGTCCTGCCTCATCCATATCAAACATCAAGCAAACATATTCATACTTGCTCAACCATTCTATGGCTTTACCAATAGCTTTCTTAGCTGAGGTACAGCCTGATGGTAGTGACACGACAGGCCACTTGTTATCCATAGCCTGACTGAGGGAGAGGGCATCTAGTTCCCCCTCACATATGGTGATGAACTTACCACCAGTACCATCACGCCATAGGTGTTCACCAAACAATGTCACAGCCTTCAAGTCACCAACAACTGAGAAGTCTTTGTTTGGAAACCTAACCTTCTGTGCCTTCAAGTCTCCTGCCCTGTCCCTATAGTTAGCTACCTGAACAGTCTGACCTCTGTACTTAGACAGGCCATAGCCAAAGAACTCACAGGTCTTCTGTGTTATCTTGCGCTTCTGTAGTTCCTTGTACTCTAGGTCAAGGAAGATAGTATCGCTTGTCTCTAACATAGCCAATGCCTCTGTCTGATTGTCAGCCGGTGTCAACGTCTGGCAGGAGAAGCAGTAGTGTTTGCCTGTACTATACAAAGCATTGGCATCACTACTGCCACAGTGAGGACAGGCTTCATGCCTAATGAACTCACCGTTCTCGTCCATCCTCAATCCCTTCATCTAAAAGGTTAGCCACCATACGTAGACGAGATGCTATATTATGTATATCATCATCGTCATACTTGATGTCATCCTCAAGCATCCTGTATGCCATCGTTTCGTAGTCAACTGATTCAGCAAACTCCAAGTCATCAATGAATACTGATACACTCAGACCATTCTTGTTGAACTCAGCGTTGACATCTACGACAGATACAATCTCTTCACTGCTGTCTATGATACTCATGCTGCTATCTCTTTCCGTTCTTCAGAGACTTTCTGTAATAGAATGTTTCTTTTTCTTGGTGTGTATTCTTTCAGCATATGATGAATAAGCTTATCCTTACTCCAATGCTTTTCAAGATGGTCAACTAAACCTGCTGTATGCCACACTCCAAAGTAAGGCTCATATCCGTACTCAATAAAAAACTCTTTCTTTGTTATTTGATAACCTTGTTTAATCTTTCTTCCAATTTTAGATACTGTATCAAGAGAGTCCAAGGCTCTCTGTTCATAGCCACCTGATATATCAGACATCCAACCACTCCTCTGGTATGGTTCCCTCATTCCAAGCAAAACCATTACGGTCTGCCCACTCACGACAGGTCATCTTAGTACCATCCTTCCTCTTCTTTGCCCCCTGTATTGTAGCACTGGCGTTCTGAAATACAAAGCGTATATCCATGTCAGGATACTGTGCCTTGATAGCTTTCATCTTGCGTTGTGCATCTTGTCTGAAGTATCCCTTCAGTTCTACATACATAGACCCAAGCTTTAAGTCAGGGATGTAGTGACGTTCCACATAGTAGGCTACCTTGTCAGGCTCATACTCGTATGGAACGCCACGTTCATCTAGGTTACTGATGACCCTTTCCTCAAAAGTCCCCTTCGGCATCAGCAGTCGCATCACCAAAGACATCACCGGCATTGTCCTTTGCTACAGCATTAGCAACGTAGCCTTCCTCTTCATCAAAGATTGAGGAAGCACCACTGCTACCATACTCAACAAGGTTAATAACCTGTACAGCTTTGAGGCGCATTGAGATACCTACCTGTTTAGTAGAAGGCATCATGTATGGAGCAGGCTCAAGGGCTACCTTGACCACTGAACCATTACCAATCAGTTCATTGCCTGACATTGGAGTACGCTTGGCATCTACAACTGCTGGCTTCTGTTCATACACACGACCATCACGTGCTTTGATACGTGCCTTCATCTTAGTCTTGAAGATGAGGTTGCCTGTTGGATTACCATCATCATCTAGTTCTTCTTCATATGCCTTACGAGTGGACAGGACAGCCTTGAGTTTAGGTTGTTCCTTGACAACTTCAGCAAGCTTGGTCTGAACCATAGCATCCAGTTGTTCACACACTTCAGCAGCTTCTACCTCTGGGACTAGTACTTGAATTGAGTACGACCCTTCAGGATCAAAGCGAGTATCAGGCTCAAATACCTTGGCCCATTTAGCATTACCTTTAATGATAAGCATAGTGTTTTATTCTCCTTCACGTTGTTGCCAATTGGCTATGATGTAACTTTAGAACTCATGCAAAAAAGTAATCTGATTTCAATATGTTAGACAAGTCTAAGTTACCTCTGCTTGGTGGAAAGGGAACATCCCCTGTACCAAGAACTGTTATAGCATGATCCCTCAACTCTGTCAAGACATCATGTTCCTCATACATAGAAACAAATTCTTCTCGTAGTATTTCAGACATGGTTATCATGTTAGTTGAGTGTGTCCCATAGCTATCATGTACCATAGCAAAGTCCTGTAGTCCAGCAGCCACACACTTGTTGATAGTCTTAGTCATAGCTGCTGCGTCTAACGAGTGGATAAAGTTAGGTGAACTACCTAGCCCTGTCCTGTATTTGTTTACACTGTTTTCCTTATCTCGTGGAAAGGATAGCGATACGATGTCGCCATTGATGTGTGTCTTGATGCGCTTCTTCTCCTGTTCACTATACTGTTGCAATACAATCCAGCCTGTTGGTGTTATCCATTCCATGTGCCTGCCCTGTTCAGCATACGCATCACCAACACTCTTAACGTAGTCCATCACGTTACGTGCTGACTGGATGACACCACTAATAGCATCCCATATGTGACCTGACAAGTATGAACTAGCCTCAAACAAATCATCACCGAATGGATTGTCTGCACCATCCTTGATCTTATCACGTATGGCATCCTCAATATAGCTGCGACAAGCGTGGCGTGTACCACTGTATGGTACGATCATGACCGGACGCTTGGCTAGTTTCCTGTCAATACCAAAGGCCAAACATTTCCTAGCTATCTCACTGTCATCCTGCCTGATGTTAGCCACAGCCTCATCAGCTACTTGACTGTAGATGTCCTGTGGTAGTGGAGAGGGTACGAGGTTAGTAGCTAGGCCACCCTTCTCATCTCTAAGTATAGCCGACAGATGTTGTAGTCCATTACAACTACCATCAGCAGATACAGGCAGGCGTGTCTGAAATCCCCAACCCTGCTTGACAAGGCCTGACATCTCATGACACCACGCTAGGAACTGGAAAGGTTTGTCTGCCTCAAGCCATAGCTGATTGTCATATGGGTTGTCAACAATCTTGTGTGCCTCATCAGAAAAGTCCCATGCCCATGTCTCACGCTGGTCTAGTGTGATCTTGTCATTGCCATACAGATTAGCACCATGAATACACAGCCAACGTGCATCGTTCCAGTTGTTGATAGCTAGTGGGTATCCAAACTCTAGTAATGACTTACTCCAATCGGCAGACTGAGGCGAGAGGAAGGTGCTGCTTGCATACTTGCGTGAACGAAAGTCGTTCTGCCATACGTAGTAGAACCTGTCGTACTTAGCAAACTGTTCAGCAATCTGCAAGGTACGCTCTACTTGTATGCGCTTGCTCACACTTCGGTTGTTAAGGGAGTAGATGTGGTTCCTGTTGCGTGACCATGCGCGAAACATCTCCCTCTCATCCTCAGTCAACTCATGTTTATCCTTACTGAATGGGTAGTCAGGCAGAGGCAAGTCATCCTTGGCAGGCAAGCCAGCCCACTCCTGTCCATTATCCCACAGGTTTCTGATTACCTGTAGCACAGGCTTGTTGATATGCCACTCAGTATCCTGTAAAGCATTAAGACATGCGTACTCTTCAGTCAAGTCCTGATGTCTCAGCTTGTTAAGGTGTGCTTTCAAACTCATCTGCGCCTCACTATAGGTAATTTATCAATGTCGTGTCCGTGATACCCACCACCTGTCACATCAGTCCATTGCTTGGGTGGTATAACACAGGGTAGGTAGCGTGGTCTAGCTGTCTCAATATAATTATTGAAAGCCTTGATCCACTCAAGCGTACCCTCAGTAGGTACTACATAGGTAGCCCTACGTCTACGCTCAGTCTGTTGTGTGTCCAGCTTTACAATGCCAGTGTGCTGTATGATTAGGTCAACCATCTTGAAGCCCACATGCACACGTTCAGACTTGTCCCATGTGGTATCAGCATATCCATCCTTGTTCATCTTGTGCGTCAGGCCATAGCGTCTATGACCATACGCCTTCTGCATAGCTAACTTAATCACACGCTTGGCTGGATCACCCTCAGAATATATCCACTTCTCAAGTCTGTCCTGCATTTCAATAGCACTACCAATTGTACGTGCTACAAACAGTAGCGTGTTCTTTCTACTCAAGCTATCAATCAGGGACACCACTGCTAGGTATGCTACCTGTTCAGCATCCATATGATTGATGCGCTTCCATGTTATGTCCCTTGATATGTTGGTTGGGTTATCAAGGTACTGCTGTAGACCATACGCTACATCGCCCACAACACGTGCTACAATGGCTCTACCGTGAGCCGTGGTAGATTCCCTACCCTTTTCTATTGCCTTGTCTACGGCCTTCCTGAAGCGATTGATACCACCTGTCAGCATGTCTGTCTCTAACTCAAGCTGCTGCTCAATTAACTGCTGGTCTGTATCGCTGGTTGTTTCTAAAGTTACATCCAAGAGAAGAACCCCCTAAAACATATACTATAAGATATGTTAAAGATTGTTAAACAATCCTAAACATCCGATCAGTATCGTACCTAGTAGCATGATACTAAACTGTATACCAGTTACAGATTCGTAGTCAGTAGCCATTCCAATTACTGCTACTACAATCATTGCTAGTATCCATGTTGTTAGTAGTACTATCATGTTTCACCATAGTTGTCAAGCATCCATTGCTCATGACTAGTAGTTACTACTGGATCAGGTTCTTCAGTCCACTCTGCTAGACAGTTAATACAGAACCATTCAAGCATACCATCTACTGCATACAATGCTTCTGCTTCACAGTTGTTACAGTATGGACAAGTCTTGTGTGCAATGCTCATGACTTCATTCCCTCTTTAGTACGCAGCATTTTACCTGCTACGTATCCTGCCTTGTACTTGATATGATACTGAGCCATAGTATCTGCATCGTACTCATTCAAGTACCCATCCCCATGATACCCATTAGTATACCCGATGATGTACGCATCGTCAAACTTATTCCGTGTCATCTTCAGTCTCCATTACCCACTGACTTGACCAGTGCAAGTGTTCCCCATCCTCGTTGCGTGGTGGCTTGAACTTAAACTCATAGCGTAAGTCAAATATCACATCTTCTAGTGTCTTAACATCTGACATCCACAGATCGTTACATTCTTGAAGTGTGTTAAGAATACCCTTCAGTTTGTTGTGAATGTCTAACATCTTCTCAATGTTTACATAGTCTACGCTCATGCTGCTACTCCTCTCCACCATGTCGGTGCTTGTGTATATTTCCAGACTGCAAAGCCTGCCTTGTCGTTCTTGTAGTATGTACGGTATGCCGTGACTGCACAGTCGTTCTTATATTCATCAGGCATACACTGTGGTGGCTCAGTAAAGTCACCGTCTGGTATGTTGTCAGGTACCACTGCTAGTGCATCTATCAGTCGGACTGTCTTGTGTACCTTGTGATACCTCTTACTGTACTCAGCACACAGATACCACAGCAGGTGCAGTGTCCAGTAATAGTTAGCTTCACTCTGTCGTACCCACACTGCTGATGGGTGGTTGATGTGTGTTACCTTATACAGTCCAGCCCTGTCTGCATAGTCATCCCCGTCTAGTACCCTGTGGGCTGTGCTTAGTAGCTGTGCTGTCTCTAGTATCATCTTGACTACATGCTTGTCGCAGTGCATCTCTGCTGCCTCGTCTGCGTACTCGCTTAGATAAAAGATGTTCATTGCTAGTTCTCCTTCTACTCTGCATGACTGCCCTAGTTACTGGTGTCACCCTCATCAAACAACCCCTCTGGATATATCTTGTAGTCCATCTCGCCTAACTTTTCAAGTCTTTTATATAGACTAGCTAAATAAATAATCCTGTCGTCATCGTTGCTAATCATATGGTAGTCAAACTCTGCTGCTAGGTATGCCTTGTCAGTCATCTGCCCTATCCTCTGGCCAATCCCCGTTATCTACTACTAGGTTTAGCATAGGTTGGTTGTCGTTGTCAATCTCAAAGTCTACATAGTATTGGTCAAGAAAGATAGACAAGTCCCCCTCGTATGCGTCACTGATGATGTCAAACATTTCTTCAGCAGTCTCAACAAATACTGGATCACAGATTAAGCGATACCCCCTGTCTGCTGCAAAGTATTCCATCAAAGCTATCTCAACAGTGGTGTGAGTTTCGCCCCTGATCTGTGCTATTGATAGCATGTAGTCCTTGTCATCAATAGGCAGATCAAGCTGTAGGTTTCTAATCATCAGTCCATCCTCGTAACAAAGTATCCATCATCAGTAGGTATAGCAATCATAGCGTATGGATAAAAGTACACCTTGCCCTTGTATGTATTCATCATGGCTACGTATGGCATGTCCTCGTCTTCCTCGTATGCGCTACGATACACCCCATCATCTAGCACCTCACCACCAAACTTGTGCAAGCCCCACCCATAACAGGCATCAAGATAGTCTACCATGTCTGTTGGTTTTATAATTTGTGCTTGTGCCACCCAATTAGGGAGTACCCCTAGCGATTCAACCAAGTGTTCTTTGGGTTGGTCATAGTCTCTATTGTTTACTACTAGTTTCATTGGTACGCTCCATCTAACATGTCCATGCCTGCTAACAATCCATCAAGGTAGGCTAACATTTCTCTTGGCCCCACCCGTCCATATATTACTGTTGCACCCTTGTTGCTGGTCACTTTCCAGCCGCCATAATGTGGCGCATTTTCCAGTCCATAGTCCCTGCCTAGTCGTCTGTTGATACGTGATAGTCTATTTTCTAGCATGTGTTTGGTTACTCTCATTGTACTAGTCCTCTCTGAAACAATCGTTGATAATCATAGCTAGTATTGCTGACAACCACAGTGCCAGTGCTGCTGCTGCCATTACTGTGCATATTGCTATGCCTGCTGTCAATAGATGTTCCATGTCTAAACCCTCTCAAATACCGTTCATTACGTAGCTGGTATGCCTTTCTTTTACTCTTAATCAGTAGCATAGTCAACCCCCTAATTGATACCGTGAATCCTGCGCCATGCTACCCATGTTATGGCTTGCATCTCATATGCTTTGATACCTACTACATGCGCTGCCTCAATATACATGGCCTGCAATTCGGCATACTCTTTCTTGCCTATGTTTGTTCGGTCATCGGTCAAGCCTATACGTTCTGCATAGGCTATATTGCGAGCGTGTCCATCAATGGTACAGGTATCCTCGCCCATGATATTCTCATAGAAGCAGACTATTTTCTGCCCATTGAGCAGTAGCTTGACCTCGCTATAGTCCGGCATCATGTCAAGAATACCCCACGCCTTTTCTTTCATCTTGTGATAGGTGCTAACCTTTACGCTTTCTATATGTTCGCCTGCAAGATACGCAACAATCAAGTCTTCTGCATTGGTGATATTTCTGTCCCACTTATTGTTAGGCGATAGTGCTGCCACCACACCTACTACAATATGCAATGGCACCTTGTGACGCTTGGCAATCTTTTGACACTCACACCTAGCTTGGTGATACCATGTCATGCCATGCTTCACTTCATCAGGATTGGCAAGTCTATAAATTGCCAGTATGTTTTCCACTTTCATCACTCATACCCCATATCTACCTTGAAATTTTCATATAGATCAATGAACGCTTGTTGAACATAGTCAGCAATCACATCTTGGCGCATCATCACATAGTCAGCAAACTCTTTCTGTTCTG